GGGGGATAACGTTAGTTTAAGTCCAAAACAAAAAGCTGAAAATGCGAAATTTATAGCTCGTATAGCTAAGGGTGATAATATTAATTTAAGTCCTAGAATGTACAAACAACTAAACCGCCAGCAGCTGTTACCCTACGCAACACCTAGAACTAAAGTTGCACCTAAGCCTGTGGGTAAAGATCCTCTTATTGTCGGATCAGGACTAGGTTTACTGGGTGTAGGACTAGCTTTAAATGATAAGGATAAAAAACCTGATTCTACTACAGGTTCAAGAACTGTTAAAACAAGAGAAGGCAAAGATTCTGTACCTAAGCCTACTAAAGCTAAGAAGGGTGATAACGTTGGAGCAATCCCAGCAACAGGCCCATCTAAAGATGAAGCTTTTGGTAAAGCATTTAAACGAAATCGAAGTAATAGACAGGCTACGTTTACATACAAAGATAAGCTATATACAACTCGTATAAAAGAAGAGACAATAGCAGATCACAAGAAGAAGTTTAAAGTAAAAGGCGATTACAAATAAATAAACTTGCAACCCTGTTGTGTTGATCATATCGGGGTTGCAATATTAACATTAGTGTGTTATAACTATATAAGTAAAACTATACTCCAGTAGGTTAAATCATTAGCCACATTACCGGAGATATAATATGTTTAAGAAACTAATAAAGTATATAGTGTCAAGTCGTCAACGTACTGCCGATGAATGGATTTTACGTAATATGACTGATTATGAATTAAGAGATATCGGTATTAATCGTTCCGATATTAACAGGAGACTTAATGGCTAAGCAGCTAACAGAAAACCAACAGAAGTTTATAGATGCACTCTTTGACGAGGCTGCTGGTGATGTCGTTATGGCTAAGCGTATTGCTGGCTATAGCGATGGTACTCCTACACGTTCCATAACAGAATCTTTAAAGGATGAAATATTTGAAGCAACTAAAAGTTATATGGCAAGGCTCGGCCCCAAAGCGGCTATCGCTTATGGCTCTGCTTTGGATGATCCTACCCAGCTAGGAGTTAAAGAACGTATGCTTGCTGCAGGTCAGGTACTTGACCGATCAGGCTTAGTCAAAACTGAAAAGGTTGCTGTTACAGCCAGTGGAGGATTATTCATCTTACCACCAAAGGATGCTTCACAGGACGATGAAACGCAAGACTAACTTTCAGAAAACAGAATTGGGCTATTGGATGCTACCAAAGCCCTCTCACATAAAGAGGTGGGAACGTGTACCTAGACTGTCTAAGCGTACCGTACCTTTTGGATATGAGATAGACTCAGAAGATGATTCTTGGTTAAAACCTATTCCTAAAGAACTAGAGCTTTTAGAGCTTGCTAAGAAGCATCTAAAACAATATAGTTACAGAGAAGTGTCTGCTTGGTTAACTACTCAGTCTGGCAGAAGAATAACTCATGATGGATTAAAGAAACGTATAGATGTCGAACGAAAACGTAAAAAACTTGCTACAATTAAACGCAAGCTTGCCATCTGGCTCCAAGAAACGATTGACCAGTACGAAAGCCTCGAAAAAGAAAGGCTCGGATACTACACCTACGAAGAAGACTAAAAAGAAAAAACCCAAGAACACTGTACCTGCACAAGTAAGCCCAGCGCCTTTTGATGTAGAGTTTGCTCAAGATGTAGTATTTAAAGCTAATCCCGGACCGCAAACTAATTACCTATCAGCTAATGAACGTGAAGTACTATATGGGGGCGCAGCCGGAGGAGGAAAATCATATGCCACACTTGCAGACCCTCTTCGAGATTTAGGCCATAAAGAATTTAGTGGATTACTTGTACGGCACACAACAGAAGAATTACGTGAGCTTATCCAAAAGAGCCAAGACTTATATCCTAAAGCTATTCCGGGCATTAAGTGGTCAGAGAGAAAACAACAGTGGGTTACACCTCAAGGTGGTAGGCTCTGGATGTCTTACTTGGATAAAGAGACAGACGTTATGCGCTACCAAGGACAGGCGTTTAACTATGTAGCATTTGATGAGCTTACTCAATGGCGAACTCCCTTTGCGTGGAATTACATGCGTAGTCGCTTAAGATCTTCAGCTAAAGACTTAGGCTTGTACATGAGAGCAACGACAAATCCGGGTGGTCCCGGTCACTCATGGGTTAAGAAGATGTTTATTGATCCATCCAGTCCTAATAAGTCCTTCTGGGCTACAGATATAGAAACAGGTAATAGATTAGAATACCCTAAAGGACATAGCAGAGAAGGTGAAGCTTTATTTAAACGTAAGTTTATACCTGCTAGTTTGTTTGATAACCCTTACTTAGCGGATAGTGGAGACTACGAGGCAATGCTTCTATCTCTACCTGAAGATCAGCGGAGAAGATTGCTTGATGGTGATTGGGATGTTAATGAAGGGGCAGCTTTCCCTGAGTTTAATCGTAAGATACATGTAATAGAGCCGTATGATATACCTAATGGATGGGCTAAGTTTAGAGCATGCGACTATGGTTATGGTAGTTATACTGGTGTTGTTTGGTTTGCTGTAGCACCAGACGATCAATTAGTAATATACAGAGAGATGTACTGCTCTAAGGTAACAGCTACAGACTTAGCTGATATGATTTTAGATGCTGAGTCAGGCGATGGTACTATTAGATATGGAGTGTTAGACTCCTCTTTGTGGCACAAGCGAGGCGATACAGGCCCAAGCTTAGCTGAACAGATGATAATGAAGGGATGTCGTTGGCGTCCTTCTGATCGTTCCAAAGGCTCACGCATAGCTGGTAAGAACGAATTACACCGGAGACTACAGGTAGATGAGTTTACCCAAGAGCCTAGAATGGTTATGTTTAATAACTGCACTAATCTCGTATCACAACTACCTAGTATACCCTTAGATAAACGCAACCCCGAAGACGTTGATACAAATGCAGAAGACCACTTGTACGATGCATTACGTTACGGTATAATGACACGTCCTCGTAGCTCTCTGTTTGACTACGATCCCGCAACATCAAGATCAGGCTTTCAGGCGTCTGACCCAACATTTGGATATTAAGTATGGAACCAGAAGATTTCGATGAGAACTACGAAGAGAATATTGAATCAGCAGATTCTGCTTTTATAGAAGATGTAAGTGATGACGAGAGTTATGCAGATCCTTCTGTAGGAAACATTATTAGTTTTATTGAAGAACGTTTTAATAAAGCTGAGGATGCACGAAGGGTTGATGAAGACCGTTGGATGAGAGCTTATCGTAACTACCGAGGTATATACAGTCCTAGTGTACAGTTTACTGAGACAGAACGTTCTCGTGTATTTGTTAAGGTAACTAAGACTAAGACATTAGCAGCTTACGGACAGATCGTTGACGTACTTTTTGGAAACAACAAGTTTCCTATTACTGTAGATCCTACTACTTTACCTGAAGGAGTGCTAGATACTGTACACTTCAATGCTGATCCTGCCGCTGATCCGGGTCAAGATGAAATAAAGAAAGTTTTTTCACCGTTTACAGAAGAAGAGTCACGCCTAAAACCGGGTGAGACAATGCCTCAGTTGGCAGAACGTCTAGGTGGTTTAACTAATAAGCTAGAGCCAGTTATGGACAAGCTTGTTGAAGGTCCGGGAAGAATACCTTCTGCAGTTACTTTTAGCCCAGCGCAGGTTGCAGCTAAGAAGATGCAGAAGAAGATACATGACCAATTAGAAGAGAGTGGTGCTAACAAGCAGTTACGTCTTGCAGCATTTGAATGTGCCTTGTTTGGTACAGGCGTCATGAAAGGCCCCTTTGCTACAAACAAAGAATATCCTAAGTGGGACGATACAGGTGAATACGATCCTGTAATTAAAACAGTACCCTCTACAAGTAATGTATCTATGTGGAACTTCTATCCAGACCCTGATGCAGCTAATATGGATGAGGCTGAGTATGTTGTTGAGCGTCATAAGATGTCTCGCTCTCAGTTACGTGCGCTTAAAGGTCGTCCTTTCTTCCGAGATAACGCAATAGACATTGCCCTTAAGATGGGTGAATCCTACTCTAAGAAGTGGTGGGAGCAGGTTATGGAAGACGATGAGCAAGGATCACAAGCAGAGCGTTATGAAGTTAAAGAGTTTTGGGGTTACGTTGATACTGAGATACTAGAAGATCATGACATTGATATTCCTCGTAAACTTAAGAACGCAGACCAACTAAATGTAAACCTATGGGCATGTAACGGTCAAGTAATTCGTATGGTTATGAATCCGTTCAAGCCTGCACTTATACCTTACTATGCTGTACCTTACGAAGTTAATCCTTACAGCTTCTTTGGTGTAGGTATTGCTGAGAATATGGATGACACACAGACCCTCATGAACGGCTTCATGCGTATGGCTGTTGACAATGCTGTATTATCTGGTAACCTATTGATTGAAGTAGATGAAACCAACCTAGTTCCGGGTCAAGACCTATCAGTTTACCCCGGAAAAGTCTTTCGGAGACAGGGGGGTGCACCCGGACAGGCCATTTTTGGAACAAAGTTCCCTAACGTAGCTGGCGAGAACATGCAACTCTTTGATAAGGCACGAGTATTAGCGGATGAATCAACAGGATTTCCTTCGTT